GGAATTCAATGACGCTGCAACGTGAGTGCAAAGGAGCAATAATCCTATTGGCAAAATTGCAAGTGAAAATAAAACTACAATTGTTACTAAATTCTTCGATAAACCCCCTAAGAGCTGGTTGAACTTCATTTGGAGTGCAATAATCTGCTTCATCTAATATCACCACCTTTCGACCACTACCACCCATCAATGAAATAGTAGAGGCAAATTCAGTTACTTTTGTTCGTAGAGTATCTATAAGTCTACCCTCGTTAGATCCATTAACAACTATATAAGTACATCCAACTTCCTCACATAATGCTCGGGCAACTGTAGTTTTTCCAATACCAGCTGTTCCCGTTAATAGTAAATTTGGAATTTCTTTATTGTCCACGAACTCTTGGAAAGTCTTTTTAAGACCTTCCGCGAGTATACATTCATCTATAGTTTTGGGTCTATATTTCTCTACCCAAAGAAATTCTTCTCTCATATATTATTCATCCCCCAACGAATCAGTTAGTTCATTTTCATGATCTTCTACTTCATCATGTACTATATCATATGTGGAATCTGGTTCTAATGCAATCCAATACTCCAAATCCAAATTCTTATGTGCAAAGTGACTAATATTCTTGGAAGAAATATCCACTATATAATCACCCTTCAAAAGTTTCAGATTTTCCATCTTGAAATACATTTCATAACTTGTACCATTACCATCACCCACTTCTAATCTATTATTATTCGATTTATCATTCTTCTTATCTAAAACATTGAGATATGTAGATCCACCCTCACTCACACAAGCAAGATCTGGTGTCGAAAGAATAGATGCCATATTTCGTACAGTCTGTATCTGTTCATCTGTCAACTCAAAAGTAATTTCACCTTCGGGCATCCTTATATCCTTTGTCGGTGTGACTACTGTAGTTTCATCTGCATAATAATATTCACAAGATGATCCATTCAAGGTAATGTTGACAGAATCATCTTTAAACGCATAATCTGCACCTTGATAAGTTGGTGAAGTAACCACATTCAAGAATTGTGGTAAATCATAAATTGCAAACTGTGTTGGAAATTCTTCCGTCACAGTTGCCCTTGCAAGTAAGGTTTTCATATCAGATACCGTTTTTAATTCTTGTCCTGGATTAATCAATATTGAACTATTAACCATAGAAAAATTTCTCAATATATCAATGGTTTGTTTAGTAATTTGCACTTTTACTTCTCCTTCAAAAATTGTTGATAAATATTATCTGCAATACATTTCATTTGCATAGGTGCAACCATAAGGCCTATCCTCGCAAGTTTCTCATTCAGGGTTCCAACCAATTTGAAATCCTCTGGTAAAGTCATTAATCTCATCGCTTCTTTAGTTGTATAACCTCTATCCTCTCTTGGGTGTAGATGAACTGCAAGACTCGTCTGCAATCCCGTTTCCGATAAAGTATGTGATGGTAAATCCCAGGGAGTTCTCCTAGACTGAAAATGTGAATTCTTCGGTTTCGGATTGTTTACTGGATCTTGTTTATACCTACGTTCCATCTCCGCATAACAATAATCACCAACTGCAACATACGTTTGATCAACAGGTATGTCCTTTGGCATCAATTGCATCCATTCATATTTGGTTTTGGTTTTCATATCATCACATAATATTTGTGCCTCCTTCATGTTTTCCTCATCGTCTAATAAATCATATATACCATCCCTCAAAGTTGGTCTTTTCCTATTAGGATCAGGAAATACCATAGAATTCACATTCAACCATGACCGATCCGATCTAATCCTTATATCTTCTCTGACCCCTACCATAAAAACACGTTTTCTACTTTGGGGTACTCCGTGTTCAGCTGCATTCAGAATTTCATGAGATCCATCATAAAATCCTTTCCTAATTCTATCGTTTAATGCATTTATTATTTGTTTGAATTTTTTATCTGCATATTTATGCGTCATACCCTTCACATTTTCACAGACCCAAGCTTTCGGTTGTATTTCTACTATCAACCTTACCATTTCCATAGTTAAATCATCTATTGTTTGTTTTTTACCATAATGTTCCCTAACTCTATCCCATTCGGTACTGTGTTCTAGTTCTCTAACTTCTACCTCAACTTCCTCTCCTTCTAAATTTTTCATCTTTTTCATCTTGGGTTTTTGTCTACCCCAAGCAGTTCCAGTAGATGAAAATGCAGGACATGGAGGACTCCCGTCCAATATATCAAGTTCACCAACATCCAATCCTGTCATATTGAGTATATCCGATCCTTTTACTTCACGGACATCACCCACTATGGTTTTAGTATCTGGGAAATTTTCGAGGTAAGTATCGACTGCAATTTGTTGGAACTCGTTGATGAGTAGGATCTCACCACCAGCAAGTTTGTAACCAATAGAACTTCCACCCCCACCTGCAAATAACGAAACTACATTAAATAATTTTCTATCTGATGACTTTTTGACATCATCTAAAGTGTATCTCATATACATCTATTTATCACCTCACTTATACAGCTGCAATTTCCGTACCAACTATTCCAATATCAATTCAGTTAAATTTATTTCAGAACCAAGAGTACCTTCTACCCATGTATTGAATGATAGACTTACCCTAGTCTGTTTAGTTTCATTTCGAGGTACACTATGTCTTAAATAGGATGGAAACATCACAAGTTCCTGTTCCTGTACCTCAAACCAAAACATAGAGGAATTAAATGATTGGTAATCCTCTGTTGGGAATTGTTGTAGGTATCTATTATGGTAGGAATCATCGTGAAAACGTATCCTATCGTCCTTGACGGTAGAAATGTAGAATACCCCACTAACAAGACTAATCGGGTGGGAGTGTTCGTGATGAAATCCACCTGTATTGGTTATGTTCAACCACGACTGTGTGATATAGAACTTCAAATCATTGACTGGTTTATATATTTCTCGTACCATTTCATTTATTGAACTCACACAAAAATCATGTATCTCACTCAATTCTGGATTATTTCTAAAAATATAACTATCAACCGACCTTAGATTACCTGTATTGTCTGAACATTCACAAACAAACAATTCTTCGTATTTGTTCTGTTCTGATTTTGTTGGATCTCTAAATTTTCTCTGTACTACTGGATCTGCAAATACTCCAGATATTCTTGGTTGTTCCATTATCACACCACCTTACTAAAATTCTGTACTTTTTCAAATTTAATCACTTCATCAAAACGATCATACAATGTATCACCCTTATGGGAAATTACGAATACATTTATAGAATCATCCAAACTATTGATCAGCTTCATGAATTCCTCTGTTCCTGTGGAATCCAACGAACTATCAAATACCTCATCCAACACAAGTAGATTGGTATTTGCACTGTTTTTCAATTTTGCAATTGCTCTCCAAGTGAATAGTAATGCAAGATCAATTCTCATTTTCTCACCTTCACTAAAAGATGCATAACTAAATTCATCACGATGACGACTACGAATAACCTCATTGAATTCTTCATCCAATGTGAAATCGAAATAAGAATCCATTGCAGACAAATGTTTGTTGATCAACTTATTCATAATAGGTAGATACTGTCTGACTATCCTTGTCTTGATACCCGTATCCTTCAATAATTCATTTGCAGTTTCATAATACAATTTCTCCTGCATAAACACATCCTTCTGTTTAAGAAATTCAGTTTTTTCCTCATTCAGAATTTTTAGTCGTTCATTATCATCTATGGATTTATCCTTTACCTTTTCGAGATACTCGATTTCCTCCTGCATGACTCTATTCATGGATTTATTTGAACCAATATTGGATTCGATCCTTCTTACAGAGTTCTTTGCACGTTCTAATGATTCCTCCACATCATCCCAATAATCATCCCGTTTCTCTTCTTCATCGATAGCTTTCACTATGAGCTCTACTCCGATCTTCAATTCCTCTACTTGTGAAAGGTTATCGGTAACTATTGGTTTTTTGTGTTCTAGTCCTATAGATTGCTTACATTTGGGGCATTCGGTTTCGTGTTCAAAAAACTTAATGGACTTCTCCAATTTGTTAATCTGACCCTCAATACTACCCTGATACCCATACATTTTGAATACTTTTTGTTCCCATTCCGAATGTCCAGAATATTCCTCTAAAAGAGTAGAAACCTTTTCTTCGGCTTCCGATTTGTCGGTAAGTAGTGTCTCAGTGCTTCGATCATTTTCTGCAATCTTGTCTTTGGTTTTCTGAATCTTATCATTATTGATCTCCAATACTTCGTTCATATACTTTTTTTGAACATTGATTTTTTCTTCGTTCAGTTCAAGTTTGTTGTTATTATCTATCGTATTTCCCCTATTTTCTCCAATACGAACTTTCAATAAGTGATTCATCAGAGAAAATACTTGGATATCTAATAGATCTTCGATTATCTCCCGTCTATGATTTAATGGGAGTTGCATGAACGGTAGAAAAGAACTGGAACCCAACAATATAATCTGTGTGAATGATTTGTAATTGAGTTTCAGTACCTGTTTTTCTAAAATATCTTGATAATCCCTAGATTTGGCATCTTGGTTCATCAAACGACCATCGATATAGATTTCAAAAATACTTGGTTTGATACCTCGTCTTACCAAGTATTCCTTACTACCAATCTCAAATTCAACCTCAGCTACACATTCCCTTTCGTTTATAGAATTCACCAATTGTGGTTTATTTATTCTCCGAAATGGTTTAGAGAATAATGCAAACGTCAATGCATCCAACATGGTTGATTTACCAGACCCATTATCACCCAACACTAAAGTAGTACGGGTATTGTTTAGGTATACTTCAGTGAATCTAGAACCAGTAGACAGAAAGTTCTTGTACCTAATTACATTAAATATTATCATCCTATATCAAGTGCCTCGATGTATAAATCCTTTAACAAATTATTCAATCTACCCTTGTCTACATCGAGACTCATCGAATCTACATATTTTTCCAAAATAGTCAATGTGTCCTCTGCTTCATCAACTATCTCATCATCGTCTATCAACTCGTTACTACCCTCTAATATGGAAATATTTTGTGGACTACTCATATACAACCCATCTATAAATTTATCAAAGAAAAAAGGATTCTGTTTATTTCGTACAACTACTTTGACATACGTTCCCTCATATGACTGAAAATCAGTCATAACATCATCCAAATGGTCTGCATTAGTATCATCATAATAGACCATGTTAAATAATTTGTACGGGTTCTCTATGAAATTTAACTCACGACTTTCCGTATCAAACGTATGAAACCCCTTTTTTATATCGTAATCACTCCACATTATTTCGTATGGAGAGCCCAAATAGTAAATATGCCCATCATCACTCTTATAATGAAAATGACCACTATACACAACATCAAACTTCTGAAAAGTCTTTTTACTAATCCCATGATTACATACCGCACCTTTAAACATTGAAAACCCACTGACCTCAAGATGACCCATCAAGATTTGTGCGGGAGTATTCATAATCTCCGTCATGGAATCCTCTAAATTATCTGGATTAATCCACGGCATAAAACAGATATCCAATCCATCAAAAGTAACCGTTTCGGGTCTATCATAGATATGGATAAATGGTGCATCACCAAACAACTCATTTACTGCATTTATTCTATTTGTGTTTCTGTAGTATGTGTCGTGATTGCCAATAATAATATGAGTATCGATTCCACTATCTTGGAGTCGAAAAATAAAATCAGTCCTAAGACTATTAAGCGTGACAAAATTAACATATTTCCTCCTGTCTACCAAATCACCTAAGTGTATTATGGTTTTTATATCGTTGTCAATGATATACGGAAAAAATATATCACTATAAAATTTCATCATGTAATCACTTATCACACCACTGTCATTTCTTGCCCCGAAATGTGTATCTGTTATTAATGCAATTTTCACTAATTACTCCATAAATTCTTCAAGACTACCAAGTGATTTTCCTTTTAGTCGTTTTTTGGCCCTACGTTTCAACTCCCTCTGGATACTTTCTACGTCCTTGTTTCCTATCACTTCTACTATAACATCCTCACCCTCCAAATTTTCCAAAATACCACTATTCTCAGTCACCAAATGTTTTATATAAAATTGTTTTTTCTCCTTCTGTATTATTCTAAGGAATGCATAATAAGTTATTTGTGTAAAGTATGCAAATGGATTCTTGGACTTCTCTGGATCAAAATTTGTACAATACCGAATACAATTCTCGACCCCATCCATCACCATATCATCTCTGTATGTGTAATTCATGAAATTGGGTTTAGACGAAAGTCCTTCCCCTATCATCAAAAAACATCCAGCTATATACTCAGGAATGGATGGGATTTCATCACCATAATTCTCTGCAACTCTACACAATTTCTTATACTCTACAAGAGCATTATACAATTTTTCATTATCAACGTAATTGGGCATAGCATATTATACCATATTTTTCGTCATTTGTCAAGGCGTTATACTTTCTTCTGCAAAAAATGATTCCAGGTTTCCTGCATTTATGTCCTCCTTTACTGCAATCAATGGATCAGCAACGGGAAGTGCATCATCTTCAGTATGTTTTCTATGTCCTCTAAAGGAACGTTTAGTTGCACCAGTGTACCAACAATCCCAATCATCATCAAACAATTTATATTGTTTTCCACCGATTTCTTTTCTTGCCCAATCCTCAAATGTCATCTTGTTGAACCATCCAGCCATCAACCAAAATACACGATAAACCCTTGCAAGGTTCTTAGTCCAATGTTTTCCCACATATGGATTCCCACGTTCAAGTTTGTTCAGTGGACAATATCGTGTTGGATACGGTCTGATTCCCAACTTGACACATTCGGTCATTCTATAATTTGCCTCCTGTGGTTTATCTGCAAAATTGAACAGTACATAAGACATTATTGCCGATTTAGGTACTCCGTGTTTCTTCAATTTTTCAATTGCAGGTTGGAATATCCCATCTTCCTCAATCCTATCAAATGCAAGTCTCATTCCAGTTCTACCAAATTTGGTTTTACCCAACAAGTCTGCAAGATCATCTGTTATGAACTTACAATCAAACCCATTATCAAATACGACTCGTTTATCCTTCTTATGTGCAAACGTGATCACATCTTCTATATGTTCCATAGGTAATGACGATAAATTATTATCTGATACCATCATATACGGACGATCATCCAAAATATGTTCCTTCCATTCTGGATTCACCCACAAACCACCACTGTCCTCTCTTGGTTCAATTTTCCAAACCACACAATATGGACAGAAATGTGGACATCCCCTCGTAGTAAAAATGAACGAAAACTTATTCCAGGGATCCTCCATACCCCATTGTTCATATGCTTCGTAATCGGGTGGACTCATATCAAGATCCTTCGAGAACCCTTTGAATATAGTCACATGAGGAAATAAATCCGTTATAGCTTTACTCATGATGGATGCATACACTCCACCCACTATCACGGGAACCCCACGATTTAGGAAATTTACAGCTTTAATGGAATCATGTACTTTCTCAGAATCATAGGTAAACAGTGATGTAACACACACCAAATCTTCACCCACTGGATTATAATCCCTCTGATATACTACCTGAACCCCATGACGTTTTGCAAATGTGGATATTTTTGCAAGTCCTAGTGGCAAGTATTTCCTTGCAAAATGTGGTTCAAGTAATACAATCTTCTTTGCATTACGAATTCTACTAATAGTGTCTGCGTTTCCCTCGAAATCGATTCCTTGTGTCTTGATTGCCTTTGCAGCCTTATCGGCAGTATCAGCATAATCGAATCCGTCGATTCCTGCAGTAAAATTTATAGAACCCCTTTTACTATCCTTGTGATCCTTTTTAATCTGATCGACTGACCATGCAGATGACATTTTTACCTCTCCTTAAATTAGCCTTGACAAATCCCAAAAAATATGGTATACTAGCGTGTCTACCTGGGACAGATAGGGAATAGTAATTACTCATTCCAGTCCACAACCTTAAACGTATAGTTAAACTCTTGTTCTTCATATATATTTAGCCTACCTAGAAAGTGATTCCAAGTGTAATTATCCTTATTGTTGGTTCTAAAATCATCAGCTATATCATATAGATTCACATCTGATTTATCTTCTGTAGTTCTCAATCCCCTACCAATTGATTGTAGGTTTCTAATACGACTCTTATGTGGTGATGCAAATACTACATTATGTAAATTTTTAATATTCACCCCCTGTGAAAATGTACCATATGATGCAATTACAATATTGTCATTTGACTTTTCTACCGTTTCTCTAACCATTTCCCTCTCCAAGGCATCAACTCCACCATGTATAAGAAATACATTCTTGTTTGTGTATTGTGGTATCATATCATACAACACCTTACCATGTTGTTCTACCCTCGTATAAAGGATCAAAGTATTTCCCGTACATTCGGAATTTACAAATTGAGCTATATATTGGTTCCTCTCTGGCATAGTAACTATAAATTTTATTTCGTCTTGGAATTCCAATTTACTGACTATTTTACGGTCTGCATCCGAATGTTGTATTTGTATACAATGAATATTCAATTGTGCAAGTATTTTTTTATCCATCAACTCCCTTGAAGATGTAGTCTCATGTACCTTACCAAATAATCCCTCTAATGACAATAAATTTATATTTGAATCATCGGGTAATGTTCCTGTGGTTCCAATCCTATATTCACAGTTTACCAACTTTTCCATTATTCCAATCAATGATGTTGCTTTGAATCCATGTGCTTCATCACCAACAACCATTCCAAACTGTTCAAAAAATGGTTGACCTAATCTGAATATCGATTGCCATGTACTGATAATAATAGGTTTCTCAGTTTCCCTATCTGCACCTGCGTATATCCTATGACAATTATCCTCTGAATTCCAGGATACTACACTTGCATAATCATCGAAATCCTTGAACATCTGTTCTACCAATGATGTAGTAGGAACCACTACAAGAATTTTTTTGTTACTGTTCTGTTGATAGGATCTAATTAGACAATAAATCATCAATGATTTTCCCGAACCAGTGGGTGATACCAAAATACATCGTTTATTAATCAATGCTTCATGTATAGCCATGTACTGATATGGTCTAACTGTAATTTTCTCATCGTCCAAATGGATATCAAGACTATCAACAAAATGACCGATTATTTCTTTGGTCTTAGGATTATTAATAACCCTATAATCGTCACCTCCCAGTATACCGTATTTTCGTGATTCTGCAAAATCGATCATTTTATTGTATAGTCCACCATAGGTTCCATTATAGTACCCATATATACCCTTTATTCGTTTGAATAAACGAATTTTCCCATCCCACTTTTTCTGTCGATAGGAAGGCATAAATTTGTAATTTGGAACCTGAAAGGTAAAAAAGTCTATAAGTTCTTGTGTGATACTAGGTTCACAATCAACCTTCATATAGACTTCATTTTCCTTGGATATGGTAATTGTATCAGGTTGCACCATTTAGAAATTTATTCCATTCGATTGCATTTTTGATATGCCATTGACGATTTTCAATTCCCTTTAAAGTTCTATTGAGGAAATCTTTCCTTATAGATGCATATTCTCTCATCTCATCTAATACACGGAGTTCCGAATCTGCAGCTATATAAGTAGGTAATTCTGATTTGATGACCACTCTATCAAATGGTTTTTCATCATATACCTCTTTTGGTGATTTTCCCAAGTAATAATCGGATTTGCTCCTCAGTAATTCTTGGTAGTCATTCTCCAAACGTTTCAATTCTAGTCCAGCTAGAGTGTGTTCTTTGAGATACTTGTCGTAGAGATATGGTGTACGGAGTGATTCTCTCACTAGATCATCTTCTATTAATTTTAAATCTGATTCTGTTTCTTCAAATAATTCTTCCAGACTTTTCATAACGACCTCCAATGGTATAGCTGCAAGAACCGTACCAACTATTTAATAATGTAATCACGGAGTTGAAAAGTTACATCTGCAACAATAACTCCACCGTCTGCTGCACTATCAAAAGCAATTGCACCCAATGCAGTAGGGAAGCAATCTCTGAAAATAACTTCTTTGTTTGTATTCTTACTGTTGGTAAGTATATGTAACGTAATATCAGATACCACATCCTGTAAACTGGGATTGACTTTTTGGTAGGTATCGGAAGTTTGTCGTAACGTATTATATTCTTCTAATATTTCAGGTGTACCCAATCCCCTCATCCAATTCAACACCTCTATATAATTTGCCAAATCCTCATCGATAAGAAATGTTGCTGTAAGTGATTCAAACTCCATTTTGTCACCAGGAATTGGAATATTGATTATTGGGGTTATTTGTTCAATTTCACCTAAAGTAACTCCAGGAACACTCACACTTTGACAAAAGAATGTTGCCATTGGTACTCGTTCAATATCAAGTCTAAATGCCAATGGACTCAATATATTGTAATTGGATGGTAAACCTGCGACAAATGCCATAACACCTCTATTTATAACCAATAAAAAGGGGGAGATTTCTCTCCCCCAGTTTAATGTAGTGTGAAATGCGTTTACATTAAGTTAGCGACTTTAACACTTCTGTAGTATGGATTAGAATCAGCAGATCCAGGACCAGCAGCAGTAGCTACAAACGGATTTTGTTGTAGACCATAACGGGTCTTAAATCCGATTTTCGGTTGGAATGAATTTTCCCCAACAGCACGCACCATTTGCAATGGAACGTATGGGCAATAGAACAGACCAGCGTCATAAGGTGAAGTACCTTTGTAACCAATCGTGTAGTATTCGGAATCAGTTAATCCTAAAGTAGCACCAGGATTACGGAAATAAGGATCGATGTAGACATTGTAACGTCCATTGAGAACACCAGCAAAGGTATTTCCAGCAACATCGGAACTTAGGTTATTATTCAGTGCAGGATTGTAGTCCAAAACACCAGCCATAGAAAGAGCAGAAGCAACGTCACCACTAGTGATAATAATATTACCACGACCACGGCGAGTATCTACTGCAATTTGGTTAGCATCACGTTCAATTTGGAAAATAAGTCCTTTGAACTTTTCTACCGACCATCGACCATTACTGTCTGTATCGAGATCAAATGTACCTGCAGCAGTAGTACCGATTGCAGCACCAGTTTTTGCAATTTCATTAATTCTACGCACGATCTCACGATTGATTTCGGCAAGAATTTCAGTTGACAGAATATTCGACAATTCCGTTTCTGCATCAAGACCATGAATTGCTTTCAAATCTTGTGCCAATTCGGTTGTGTATTCTGCTTTCAGGGCACGCGTACCAGCAGTAACAGTTGCCTTGTCGATACTGAATGCCATTTCGTGGAAATCATCAGTTCCAGCAACACCACCCATTGCTTCACCTTTGGCAGTCGTTGCGGCACCAATTGTTTGTGAACCATAGTTATTAGATGCGTGGAAAGGATCTGTATGGTTTGCTGCTGTACCACCAATACCACCAGTATCGACATCACTATCGTCAGTTGCAGAATGTCCTGTAACTGCTTCATCGAATAGTGCTTCAGGATCATCATCCCTTACACCTGAAGTATCGACATATTGCGATTTCATCGCAAAAATAAGACCTGTCGGGCCTGTCATCGGTTGCACACCACAGATGTCATATGCAATCAATTGTGGCATTGCTCGTCTGACCAAACTAATCAAAATCGGGTCATATCCAGCAACAGGAGCAACTGCACCACCACCAAAACCACCAGTTCCTGCGGCATTCGTTGGTGCAGCTTCAAAAATTTCTCCAGATTCTGCACTACGTTGTTCACGCATTGCAATCTCCTGGT